TGGTACACATCTGGCCCACGGCAGCGGCTGCAGCCGGGAGGGGCGATTATTATCGTGATGACCCGGTGGTCCAAGAAAGACCTTACTGGGCAGGTATTGAAAGCTGCAGCGCAAAGGGGTGGAGAAGAGTGGGAAGTCATTGAGTTTCCCGCTTTATTTGATGAGGACAGACCCCTATGGCCTGAATTTTGGTCGTTGGCTGAGCTTCTAGCCCTCCGTACAGAGCTTCCAGCCAGTAAATGGGCGGCGCAGTACATGCAAAGCCCTACTTCAGAGGTTTCTGCGCTCATTAAACGTGAGTGGTGGAATATATGGGAGCATGATGACCCACCCCCTTGTGATTTCATTATCCAGTCTTGGGATACTGCGTTCTTGAAGACAGAGCGCAGTGACTATTCGGCATGCACTACTTGGGGGGTATTTTCTATACCCGACGATAACGAGAAGCTGCAGACAAATATTATACTTTTAAACAGTTTTAAGAAGCGCATGGAGTTCCCGGAGCTTAAACGAGTGGCGTTTGCGGACTATACGGAATGGCAACCTGATGCGCTCATTATTGAGGCTAAAGCTTCCGGGGCTCCACTGGTGTTTGAGCTTCGGGCTATGGGGATTCCTGTGCAGGAGTTTGTCCCCAGCCGGGGGAATGATAAGATTTCTAGGCTCAATGCCGTGGCTGATATGTTTGCGTCGGGTCAGGTTTGGGTGCCTAATACGCAGTGGGCTGAAGAGCTTATTGAAGAGGTAGCGAGCTTTCCTTCAGGGGAGCATGACGATCTTGTGGACTCCATGACGCAGGCGCTGCTGCGCTTTAGGCGTGGGGGCTTTTTACGTTTGGATTCTGATGAACCGGAGCCTAAGAAACAATTTAGGCGGCGCAAACTAGGGTACTACTAGAGTCAAAGGTACATATATATGGCAACCAATGTAGATAAGTCGCTTTATGAAGCCCCCCAAGGGCTGGCGCAATCGTTCCAGAAGGGGCAACCTGATCTGGAGATAGAGATTGAGAACCCCGATTCAGTCAAGATCAACGGTTTGGAGATTGTTCCCGAGGAGGATGCAGATGAGTTTAATCTTAATCTTGCCGAGGACATGGATGACAGAGAACTACAAAGCATAGCCTCTGAGCTTATTGGGCAATATGAGGACGATGTTTCATCCCGTAAAGATTGGATGCAGACCTACGTAGACGGTCTTGAGCTACTGGGTATGAAGATAGAGGATCGTACCGAGCCGTGGCCCGGTGCATGCGGGGTATACCACCCGCTGCTGTCTGAAGCTTTGGTTAAGTTTCAATCAGAAACCATCATGGAGACTTTCCCTGCTGCGGGACCGGTTAAGACGGAAATTATCGGCAAGGAGACTCAAGATAAAAGGGAAGCCGCTGCCCGAGTGCAAGTGGACATGAACTACCAGTTAACTGAGGTGATGGTTGAATATCGCCCGGAACATGAGCGCATGCTGTGGGGGCTGGGGCTTGCGGGTAATGCGTTCAAGAAAGTGTATTTTGATCCCAACCTAAACCGGCAGGTATCTATATTTGTTCCCGCCGAGGATATTGTAGTGCCCTATGGTGCGAGCAATCTTCAGACTGCCGAGCGTGTTACGCATGTCATGCGCAAGACTAAGAATGATTTGCTTAAACTGCAGGCTGCTGGGTTCTATCGGGAAGTAGATTTGCCTGCCCCGACCAACGTACTAGATGATGTAGAGAAAAAGATTGCCGAGAAGATGGGCTTTAAAGCTACTTCTGATAATCGGTATCGTCTCCTTGAGATGCAAGTTGATCTGGACTTGGCAGGGTATGAAGACGAAGATGAAAACGGGAAACCCACGGGCATTGCCCTACCGTACATCGTGACCATTGATAAGGGTACTACTACAGTACTTGCTATACGCAGGAATTGGGAACCCGACGATGAGACTCATGCCAAGCGTAACCATATGGTTCACTATGGATATATACCGGGGTTTGGGTTCTACCATTTTGGGCTGATACATCTTATCGGGGCGTTTGCTAAATCGGGTACTTCGCTTCTTCGTCAGCTTGTTGATGCAGGTACTCTGTCGAACCTGCCCGGTGGGTTCAAGACGCGAGGCATGCGGGTCAAAGGCGACGATACACCCATAGCACCGGGGGAGTTCCGTGACGTAGATATACCTAGTGGTGTATTGCGGGATAACCTGATGCCGTTGCCCTATAAGGAGCCAAGTCAGGTACTTGTTGGGTTGATGAATCAGATCGTGGATGAGGGCCGTAGGTTTGCATCAGCGGCTGATCTTCAGGTATCGGATATGTCGGCGCAGTCCCCAGTGGGCACCACGTTGGCTATTCTTGAGCGTACTTTAAAGGTAATGTCTGCGGTACAGGCACGTATCCACTATTCGATGAAGATTGAGTTGAAACTGCTCAAGAACATTATTAGGGACTATACCCCGGAAGAGTATAGCTACGAGCCGGAAGAAGGTACGCCGCAGATAAAGAAGTCTGATTATGATCAGGTTGACGTAATACCAGTATCTGATCCTAACGCAGCAACAATGAGCCAGAAGGTAGTGCAGTATCAAGCGGCCCTACAATTGGCACAGACGGCTCCCCAACTATACAACTTGCCTATATTGCATCGTCAGATGCTGGAGGTACTGGGTATAAAGAACGCCAGTAAGCTAGTGCCTATTGATGAAGACAGAAAGCCTGTTGATCCTGTAACGGAGAATCAGAATCTGCTTGTAATGAAACCCGTTAAGGCATTTCTGTATCAAGATCATCAAGCGCACATCCAAGTACATATCTCAGCTATGCGTGATCCCAAAATTCAGCAGATTGTGGGGCAGTCTCCTATGGCGCAAGGCATTATGGCGGCTATGACAGCGCATATTAATGAGCATATTGGATACGAGTATCGCAAGCAGATGGAACAGCGCATGGGTGTAATGCTCCCGTCCCCAGAAAAGTTGGAAGAAGAGGGAATCCCAGAGGCTATGGAGGTGCAAATCTCCCAGCTCGCCGCACGTGCAGCCCAACAACTGTTGCAGCAGAACCAACAGGAAGCGCAATCTAAGCAAAATCAGCAGGCGGCTCAAGACCCATTGATCCAATTGCAGCAGCAGGAGTTGCAGATCAAACAGCAAGAACAAGAACGTAAAGCGACGAAAGACAAGATTGATGCTGCTGCCAAGGCAGATCAGTTAGAGATTGAGAAAGAACGAATTGCATCGCAAGAGCGCATTGCTGGTGTACAGGTAGGGGCTAAGACAGCCAAGGACAAAGCGGAACTTGCCGCTAAGCAGCAGCTTGAGGGAATTCGTATTGGTGTAGATACAGCCCATAGAAGAGCGCAGCTAGCGGTACAGAACCAACAACCTAAAGGCCGCTAATGAGCACAACGTTTGAAGTGTTGCTCGGGCAACATAGATCAAAACGCACACAGATTGCAGACGCCCTAGCTAATGGGGCAGCTAAAGATTACGCAGAGTATCGCGCAATGTGCGGTGAGATTCGGGGTCTTCTTGCCGCAGAAATGCATGTCCAAGACCTTGCGAAACATTTGGAGAATAACGACGATGAGTGAAATTCTGATTGGAGCAGATGCTACCCCCCTCCCCGATACTGCGGAAAAGAAGGCTAAACAGATGCCGGAGCCCTCTGGGTTTCGTATTCTGTGCATGGTCCCAGAGATAGAAGACAAGTTTGACAGCGGACTCATTAAGGCAGATGCCACCGTTTATGCGGAGGAAAGGCTCACGACTGTCCTTTTTGTCATGAAGCTTGGGCCGGATTGCTACAAGGATACGTCTCGGTTTAGTTCCCCTTGGTGCAAAGAAGGCGATTTTGTTCTGGTTCGTCCCAATTCAGGCACCCGCCTGAAGATTCATGGACGCGAATTCCGCATCATTAATGACGATACTGTCGAGGGCGTAGTCGAAGACCCACGCGGCATTGCACGAGCATAGGGGGTAGATCATGGCTGACGATTATAAGTTTCCAGATGAAGTAGAAAATGAAACCCCGGCTAAAGAATCTGAAGCAGTTGACGCGCCTAGCGTAGATATAGAGATTATTGACGACACACCCGCCCAAGACCAAGGACGGGAACCCCTAGCCAAGGAAGTAGTTGCTGAGCTAGAGAAAGATGACCTTGAAGATTACTCCGACAAGGTAAAAAAGCGCATGTCCCAGATGAAACGAGTCTGGCATGACGAACGTAGGGAGAAGGAACAGGCGCTTAGGGAGCATCGGGAAGCTGTTGCATTTGCCCAGCATATTCTTGAGGAGAACAAACAACTTAAGAACACGCTAACTGAGGGGGCCAAGCAATACGCCACCACTGCGCAGTCTGCTGTGGACATGGAGCTTGATGCGGCTAAACGTCAATATAAGGATGCGTATGAATCCGGAGACGCTGACCAGATCATTAACGCCCAGCAAAAACTGACAGAAGTTAGCCTAAAACAAGACAAAGTTAAGAACTTTAAGGCCCCTTTACAAGAATCTGATAATGGGGTACAAGTACCTCAACATGTGCAACAAGTTCAACAAAAGGCTAACTACCATCCTACTACCGCAGCATGGATGTCAAAGAACACTTGGTATGGACCGGACACTCTGATGACCGGCCTTGCTATGAGCAAACACGCCGATTTGGTATCCAAATTTGGTGCTGAGTACACAGGCACTGATGCATATTTTACTGAAATCGACAAGGAGATGCACCAGCGTTTCCCTGAAAGGTTTGAATCAGAAGCACAACCGCAGTCTGGGGGCGGCAAGCCCAGCTCGCGCAGTGAGTCACGACCCGCTACAGTAGTTGCACCTGCAACGCGAAGCACAGCGCCTAAAAAAATTGTGCTAAAAGCAAGCCAAGTAGCTCTTGCTACAAAGTTTGGTTTGACTCCCGAGCAGTATGCTCTTGAAGTGCAAAAACTGGAAACGCAATCATGACCCAAAATAGACTTGCACGCGAACTTGAAGGCCGGGATACCACCCAACGTAATAAAGCGTGGGCACCCGCACAATTGCTACCTGCTCCTAACCCTCAACCGGGATGGGCATTCAGGTGGGTACGGACAGCAATCTTGGGAACATTTGACCCTACGAATGTGTCCGCAAAATTTCGTGAGGGTTGGGAGCCTTGCAAGGCCGAAGATCATCCGGAAATCCCGTCGCAATCAGATCAGAATTCTCGCTATAAAGGCAACATCGAGATTGGCGGTTTGCTGCTGTGCAAGATTCCACAGGAGTTTATGGATCAACGCGCAGCGCACTACAGGAAAGCAAACGACATTCAAGTTGAAGCCGTCGATAACAGCTTTATGAAGACCAACGACCCAAGGATGCCTCTGTTCTCAGAGCGCAAGTCTTCGACTACCTTTGGGCGTGGGGCTAAATAACTTAACTTTTTAGGAGTTCTATATGGCTTATCCTACTGTTTCAGCCACCTACGGGTTTCGTCCCGTAAATCTACTGGGGGGTCAGGTTTTCTCTGGCTCGACCCGGCAGATGGCTATTGCGTCTGGACATGCTACCAATATCTTCTTTGGGGATGTTGTAATCATGTCTGCAAACGGCTGTATCAATAACGCAACCGCTACCGCTACCGGTACGGCAGTTGTTGGTATTTTCATGGGTTGCAGCTACATCAATTCGTCTAACCAACGTGTGTTTGGGCAGTACTACCCCGCCACGATTTCCAACGCAGTTGATGGCGCAAGTGCAACTGTAGCGTATGTTGCAGACGATCCTGATCTAGTGATGAAGGCAGCGATTCAATCCGCCGCTGACGCTGCTCCTTCAGCTAGTCAGGCAAGCCGTGCCACGATGGTTGGGGGCAATGCGTCTATTGTCTATCAGACTGTTACTGGCTATACGGCATCTGGTGATGGTACGCAAGGTGTTCTTAACAGCACCGCAGTAACCGCTACCCTTCCACTTAAAGTCATCGACGTTGTTCCCGATACCGCGCCAGCAGTTGGCTCGTTCGTGGAGGTCTTGGTTTCTTGGAACCAATTCTGCCACCTGTATCGCAACACAACTGCGGTATAAGGAGATAAATAATGGCTATTTCACGCGCACAACTACTTAAAGAACTTCTCCCCGGCTTGAATGCTCTGTTTGGTCTGGAGTATGCAAAGTACGGTGAAGAACACAAAGAGATTTTCGAGACTGAAACCTCTGAGCGTTCTTTTGAAGAAGAAACCAAGCTGTCGGGCTTTTCTGCTGCTCCGGTGAAGAACGAAGGAAGCGCGATTTCCTACGATAACGCCCAAGAAGCATTTACCGCCAGATACCAACACGAAACCATTGCTCTTGGTTTTTCGGTGACAGAAGAGGCTATCGAAGACAACCTGTATGACTCTCTGTCTGCCCGTTACACCAAGGCTCTGGCCCGTGCTATGGCGTACACCAAGCAAGTTAAGGCTGCTGCTATCCTTAACAACGCATTTACTGGTGGCCCGACCTACGGTGACGGTGTTGTCCTGTGTTCTGCTTCGCATCCGCTGGTCTCCGGTGGAACGAACAGCAATACGGGCGGCGCTGCTGACCTGAATGAAACCTCGCTTGAGGCTGCTGTCATTCAGATCGCTGGCTGGACGGATGAGCGCGGTCTGCTCATCGCCGCGAAGCCCCGTAAGCTGATTGTTCCTCCGGGTTTGATGTTCGTTGCTACGCGCCTTCTGGAAACGGAACTGCGTACTAGCACCAACAACAACGACATCAACGCGCTGAAGAACAATGGTTCGATTCCTGAAGGGTACCGTGTAAACCACTTCCTGACGGATACGAACGCTTGGTTCTTGATGACTGACGTACCTAACGGTCTGAAACACTTTGTCCGGACGCCTCTGGCGAACTCAATGGATGGAGATTTC